TATTCGTTATGAATGTGGTAAAGTTAAAGCTGAACTTGTACCTGATAGCGAAGGTAATATGAAAATACTACGAATAATAGAAGATAAGTATGGGGAATAAAAAGATGTTTGGTTATGCAATATTATTAGCAGCTAATATGTATGGTTGTTCTTTATATGATGGTATGTCTATGAAACCTCATAAAACTACTGTGTCTACAACAACAAGTATGAGTGATATTGATAAAGGAGATAGTGATAAAGACCAAGAAAAACAATCAATGGGAATAACTGTTAAACAAGAATTTATTTGGAAAGATAAATAATGGAAAAAATTATTATATCTATAGTAGCTGCAGTTTTAATTGGATTAGGAACATGGAATCTCAATCAAACTTTTAACCTTTCTATTGAAGTAGCTAAAATGAAAACTCAAATAGAAATGATTACTAAAGATTTAAAGAAAATAAAAAATAAGAAAAAGAAAAAGAATGATTAAAATATGGTTAATGATTATGTTATTATCATCACCTAATTTACCAACAGTAAAATATAATGCTTATCTATACAAAACTGAAGATGAATGTGTAAATGCTCAAGCAGATTTTATGAATCATTATGAAAAAAAATCTGATGATTATAAAAGAATTACTGTAGTAGATTCATATTGTATAGAGTTTGAATCTTTTCCTATACCTAGATTTAATCCTTCAGGAGCATAGACAAATCAAATTACTATTGTTATAATCTTATATGGCTTGGCGTTATAAGATATATAATGGCGAAAGAATAACAGATGAAGGTACTTCTAGTACCAAACCTAGTGTTCATATAAACCCTCACCCTAATTGGATTGTAAAAAAAAATGAAAATGGTGATGTCCTTTCCATAGAATATCAACCACCAATAATTAAAATAGTATATGAAGAAATAGTAACAACCACAATTAAGGAGGATTTAGTATGATAGATAAAGAAGCTATAGATATTATGGCAAAGACTTTGTATGGTGAAGCAAGAGGAGAAGGTGAAGAAGGTTTAATAGCAGTAGGTAATGTTATTAAAAATAGAGTTAAAAAGAAAACTTGGTATGGTAAAACAATAAAAGATGTTTGCCTTAAAGCATGGCAATTTAGTTGCTGGAATCATAATGACCCAAATTTTAAAACTATCTCATCACTCGACAAACGGAATAAAACATTTGCAAAGATTCTGGTACTTGCCGAGCAAATTTTAAATGATGAATTTGAAGATAATACTGAAGGTTCAACACATTATCATACTTCAAGTATAAAGCCAAAATGGGCTAAAGGTTTGACACCTGTTGTAACTCTTGGTAATCATCTTTTCTATAATAATGTGAGGTAAGTATGCTTGGTTTATTAGGTAGCTTAATAGGTGGTGGTAAGATTAGCAAGTCTATCTTATCTACTGGTTTAAAAGTAGTAGATGAACTCTACGAATCAGATGAAGAAAAAAAGATAGCACAGCGAACACTAGCTGAGATAGATGCAAAGCTAAAAGAAAAACAGATAGAAGTAAATATAGCTGAAGCTAAACATAAAAGTTTATTTGTTGCTGGTTGGCGTCCATTTATAGGTTGGATATCTGCAAGTGCTTTAGCTTTTAATTTTATCGTAGCTCCTTGTATGGAATGGTATATAGCTTTTGCTAAACTAGATATTACATTACCTAATATTTCTTTAAATGAATTATATCCAATTATTCTTGGTATGCTCGGTTTAGGATTTGCTCGCTCCTACGAAAAAACCAAGAAAGTAGATGACAGGCATTAATAAAAAAGTTGCTCTAGTTATAGGTGATAGTCATGATTCTCCTAAGATTAGTAAGGAAAGGTTTTATTGGATTGGTAGACACGCTGCTTTTCTTAAACCTGATATTCTTATTCATATTGGAGATTTATCTTCTTTGGATTCTCTTTGCCATTTCATTCCTGACGATACTTATACAGCCAAAGTTACTAAACCTTTATATGAAGAAGATATGCTTAGCTTACAGGAGGCATTGTTTGAGTTGGACCAAGGGTTGGGCGACTACAAAGTTAAGAAGGTTTTATTAGAAGGTAATCACGAATATAGATTACACAAATACGCAGATAAAAATCCACCAGTTTTTGGTATGCTTCAAAATAAATTCTATGAAGTTATGGAATCATTCAACTGGGAGCATATAGAAATGAGTAAGATGTATAATTTTCATGGCGTTAATTTTACTCATGTTCCAATAAATGCTATGGGTAAAGCGTATGGTGGTGTTAATGCAGAAAGAAAAATAGCTACTGAAACTCAATGTGATTTAGTCTTTGGACATTCACATAGGTTTCAAGATGTAAGAGTGCCAGTCTTAGGTTCGCCATTAGCTTACAGGAGAGTAGTTAATGTTGGTTCTTCTATGCCATATGGTCATATAGAAGAATATGCTAAACATAATTTATCAGGTTGGACTTGGCAAATTACTGAGATTCGTATATGGGATAATCATATTCAAGAAGTTAATTCTATTTCTATGCAAACACTTGAACAACTTTATAAAAGGAGGAAGAAATGATTTTTAACTGGAAGTTTATAAATAACAAATTTAAAAGTAAATGGATATGGCTAGGTATGTGGTATTCAACTAATAAAGACCAACATAATTTTAAAGATGTATTACCCTATTAAACCTAGAGGTAATCGTAAGGTTATCAATACTTATGTCTACCATAAATCATTTAATGATAAACAAATTAATAGAATTAAAACTTTATTAAGTGAGGATTGGAATAAAGCTGAAGTAGAAACTGGTGATTCAGGTCGTTATAAATCTGATATAAGAATTAATGAAGAACAAACATTAATACCTGATAAAGATGGATTTCCATATACACAAATTTCTAATGTAGTAGCTGAACTTAATAGAGATTGGTGGAACTTTGATGTTACTGGTTTTAATTTTTTAACTGACCACCCATCAGTATTTAAATACAATGTTGGTGGTAAGTTTGATTGGCATTATGATTTTACTCATAGTGAACCAACTAGAAAACTTGGTTTTACATTACAACTTTCTAATTCATCTGAATATGAAGGTGGTAATTTAGAATTTTTTGGACATGAATTTGATGAAAAGAGTAGAGAGAAAGGAACTTTAATTTTATTTCCTAGTTACTCATGGCATAGAGTAACAGAAATAACTAAAGGAACTAGACTAGCTATGGTTGGTTGGGTTCATGGTCCAAGCTTTCAATAAGCATATCTATTATATGCTTAGCTTTTTTTAAGTCTTCTTTTCTATTTCCCTTCTGTCGTAGGAGATATTGTATTATATCTCCTTCGGCTTTAGGTATTTTATTAGCTATAAAGAACTCCATTGGCTGTATTTTCCACCCTAAGTAGTGGCTACCTCCTATTTGTTTATTAAAATTACTCATTTTTTTATTCTTTTTTATTGTTTTAAATTCAAAATCATCTGTCATTATAGTATTTGTATCTACTATTACTGTTTTATTAGCCATTTAAACCTCCATATTTACCTCCTGAGAGGGTTTTTATTATTAAGTAGGGTAGCAGTAGGTACGGAGAAGATAACCTACTGTCGCTACCCTTTTACTTGCTCAAGGAAACAAGTATATTCTACTTATTTCTTGAATCTCGATTTGTCAAAACTTTAGATTATAACATTTAATACAATAATGAGTGCTATCATCTTGATAATACCCATAATTTGAAGGTAAATAACTAATCATTAAGTCTTCGTGGTATTTAGTATTACATGAATTACAGGTATAAAAATTAATTTTTCCCTTTTTTCTTATACGCTTTTCAACATACTTACCCTCAAGTTTTATTACATTACTCATATCTCTTTCTCCATATGTGAGATACTCTTTCCCATAGTAATCTAATTCTTATCTGGTCCTTTGTCCTTGGCTCTCTTAAAGCCTTGCGATTTAATTTTTTTAGACAATGTTTTATTTTCGTTTTTAGTTTCATGTGCTTCTCCTTTAACTAAATGAATAAAGTATTTCCAATCTAATACTACTGTTGGTAATTGTCTGTCTTCTACTAACAATAATATTTCTGCATTACCTTTCCATCTTTGAATAGTTTTAAATCCTTCACCATTAGCTCTAGCTTTAGCTTCAACTGATGAACCACCAAGTATATCTACTACTAGGTCATGTGGGAATCCAACTATAGCTCCACTCATTGGTTGTCTTCTAGCTGAGATTCCCTCATGTTCGAACATATGGACTAGCTTTCGTTCTACACGATAGCCTTTTTGTTTTTGACTTCTGCCCATATTAAAAAGGTATATCTTCTACTTCTTCTTTAGTGCTGTTGTTAGATGGTGACACTGTTTGTGTTGCAGTATCACCACTAGCTCCACCACCAAGACCTATTCTTTTTACTGCTCCTCTAAATCTAGGTACATTAATTTCTGTAATCCATTTAGTTCCTGTATCTGATTCAAAGCTACGAGTAGTAATCTCTCCTTTGATATAAAACATTTCGCCTTTTTTACCTGTTCTTTCTAGCATCTGTGCTAGGATAGGGTCAAAGACAACTATCTTATGCCATTCAGTTTTCTCTTGCCACTCATCACCCTTCTTATATTTTTGGTTAGTAGCTAAAGATAATCTTGCATACTTATCACCTTTGCTGGTTTCTTTTATTTCAGCATCAGCTCCTAGTCTGCCTATTAGTGTTACTTCATTTATCATTCTTTACCTCCTTATGAGATTTAATATTAAACTCTTTATATAATTCATCAATATATTTAGAGCTATCAAATTTACCCATGAATACATCTGCTGATAATCCTAGATGACTAAATGCTTTAGTCATAGCATCTGTCATAGCTTTCTTAGGAGCTTCATCATCTAACTTACCATTAGTTTTATATAAATTTTGAACAGAAGGTATAGGTCCAAAGCAATTAGTTAATGCTTTACTGTCATCATCTAACCAATAGATAGTAACTTCAGCAAACACTAGCTTATCAGTATAAGTAAATTTGTTTTCATGTTTCCAACCTTTACCTATAGGTCCAAACTGTTCTGTCATTCTCATTATCTGCCATTGAGGGTCAATAGTAGTTAGGTTTCCCCAACCTTTATTCATACCTTTAGTAGCTCTTGGGTCAGTCTTCTTTAGTTTATCCCATATTATTTTATTGGGATTTAATGCTGTAGTTGGCATAATGTTTTCCTCCGTTTTTAATTATATCTGTTTGTATATCATATCCATCTTTCTTCAAGTCGAATATGATAGCTGATAATCTAAAAGCTCCATATTTATTTAGTGCCTCTAGTGGTGTAATACCTTTGCCTTCTTGCAAATGTATTAAAACTTTTTGCTTTTGAGTTTTATATCTTGCCATTTATTTCCTCCTCTATTTTATTTGCTAATCTATTGTCTTCCATGTTGTCCATTATCTTATCAAACTTCTCTAGAGTATTATTAAAGTGTTGTATTACTAGAGTTCTTGCATCAAATAATTGTGAGTATGTTAATGTATTGTCTATTTCAATATCAGTTAAGACAAAATCATTTACTGTTAGTTTCTTGTGCTGCATCATCTTCTCCTACAGTTATGTTTAATCTTCCAGTTTTAGAACGCTTAACTGTAACACCATGTCCAGTAGCTTCTCTCCAATCTGGTTTCACTAGAGATTTAATTTCTTTTTTACTAGCTTCAAACTCTCTAGCTTTTTCTTGTGTTTGTTTTAATGTTTGTGAAAGATATGCCCATTGATTACTATTTGTCATATCTTTTACTATCATCTTATCTAACACAAGTTCTTTAGTTGATGGTGTTTCTATTGCTTCACCATCATATGGTGGTTTGTCTTGTACAACAAAGCTCCAAAACTGTTCTTCCTTTTCTACTAATTGATTCATAAACTTTTCGTTCTTTTCTATACGATAAGCTCCCCATCTATTACCAAAGATAATAGATAACCAAGCATAGTTACAATCAAACACATACATATAATGATGTATCTGTGGTAGATATGTTTCTATTGCTTTTTCTTGTGTAACAAATCCGTTTAAATGTTTAGCTTCAAAGATACCAAATTCATTATCACCATAGATTAAACCATCTACATTTGCATACATGAAATCTTTTTTCTCACTAACTTTTAATCCTGTATGTGCTACTTCCATGTTCATTTGTTTTTCAAACCATTTAAGATTAAATGATTCTGTCCATACTCCTAGCTGTACTGGAAATTCATTTGATAAATCTGGTAAATCTTTTTTACCTGTCTTTTCTAACCATAAGTCATACCAATCTCCTGATACTATCTTACGAGCATCAGAACCACCGATACCTTTCATTCTTTCTTCTTTAGTATAAGCTACTTCACTCATTTTTTCTCCTCCATTGTATCTATTTCATTTAATATATTTTGAAATTCTTCTTCTGGTGTATAATCAGCGTGTGACCAATTAACCATCGTATTAGTTTTTAGCATTTCTTTTACTTTTTTTAATATTTGATTAGCTAAGTCGTCTGGATTATTTCTCATTCGTCTTCTCCTTTTTATTTATTATTTGATTATGAATAGCTTTACCTATTACCATAGCAGTATCATCAAACTCTAATTTACCTGACATAGATTTAATAGTTATGTCATTTTTTATAGTAGATAATTCTTTTTCAGTAATAGTTATAGTATAAGTTTTATTTATTTTCTTCTCGTCTTTCACTATCCATCTTCTCCTTTCTTAATCTAGCTGATGAAATCTTTTCCATCATATCTTTACACTCCTTATCTCCCTTCTCATATCTATTCATAAATTCTACCCAAGGAAAACCTGGCATAGTTTTTATTATAAAATTTATATTTTTTTCTATCCATCTTTTCTTTCTGTTGTGTGGGTTAGACCAATCAATCGTTTGTGGTCGTCTTCTTGGATTCCATAATCGTGTTAGCTTTCTTATTTGATAGTTAATTTTATCTGACACTTTAGAACCTCTGCCCAATTATATAAGTTGTAGACATTAGGTCTGCGCATACCACATTCCCATTTAGATACTAGCTTATCAGCTACACCTATCATGTCATTGACTTCTATTTGTGTTAATCCCATCTCATGTCTCCGTTCAATGAATGGTAAGATTACATCATTCCAAAATTTGTCGTTCTTTTTTTTGACTTGATAAGGCATTATAAATTTTTCTAGCTGTTTCAGCACGAGGTTCATACTTGCCCTTGAGCCACCTATAGTATGTGCTTGGATTAATTCCAACATCTTTGCACTTCTCCTTTATGGTATTCTTCTCAATACCTTTTATTAAATCTATAGCGTGTAACATGATGCATTACTGACACAATTTTTATACATTGTCTATCTAAATCTCCCACTCCAATTTCTTCCTTCTCTTTGAAATCGTATTCTATTATCTACTCTTGTTCCAATATTATATATATGTTCTATTAAATCTAAGTAGTCATCTATGTTAGTACAATGTCGCATCTTCATACTGTGTGCCATTAATTGTTTCCACCACTTAGCTCTACTAAAATGTCTGTCCTTATCTAAGATAATTAAAGCACTAACATAACTTCTTTTATTCCATGCACTAAAGACTGGCTTTTGTTTAACTAACCAATTACAAAATTCTTTAGCCCACTCTAGTCTTGTTATCTTTAATTTACCTTTCTTAAAGTCATTGATTTGTGTAGAGCTTAGTGATGAATCAGCTAAGATACTGATTGCTACTTGAGTTGGTATATCATAACTTTTAATAAACCAATCAAGTGTTGTATAAGGACCTACACCTTTTTCTAAATCCATATAAGATTTAATAAAGTCGTTGTAGTTCCAACCTTTTTGAACAGAATTAATTTGTCTTATCTCATCTATGTTCCAGTTCTGACCAGCTATATAGTGAATAGGTAAATTTAATTCTTTACATATAGTAAATCTATGCTGACCATCTACTATTTCCATTTCTTCATTAACTATTATAGGAATAGGTAAGAAATTTTCTTTCATAGACTTACGTAGTCTACTCAAATGTAAATCATTTAATGGTCTATTACCCTTGACAAATCTAAACTGATTGTATTCATTAGTAACAGTAATTTTTTTCATAAAAATTCTCCTTATGTTTAAAGAACCTTACGCCCTTCGAAAACGAAAGGGCGTATGGTTCTGAAGTGGCACATGAATCAGCATCATAATCTCAAAAGGATAAATTATGAGAGGCGTACCACTAACCATTGGGGGAAGTAAAGTTACTTACGTCATAAGGGAACAAATATCCCAGCGGTTCACAATACTTCCCTATCCTATCTTCTAAGTATTCAGAGGATATCCCATGAATAGATTTCCGATAGTGTTCTTTAATTATATTTATAATGCACACTCCTTTGTCCATCTAAATTATCAGTAAATAAAACTAACCACATATCATTTGTTAATGCTTTAGCTACTGCTCGTTCTCTATTGTATTTAACATTATGTTCTTTACCTCTAGTATCTCCCCAATCTTCTGTTCTATCAGGATGACTAGCATAATGTGTTAATGTATTATACAATGCCCATAATGTATTACCTAAACCCATAGATTCTTTTCTAAATCTATTAGCTAAGTTATCTACTAATGGTTTTGAATAATGAGAAGGTTCAGAAGGTCTTGGTCTATGACCAATAGTTTTCTTGAAGAATTGTAATGCTTCTTCAGGTGTTACTTCTGACTTAATCATTAATTCAAATTCATCTTTGCTTTCATTAAATTTACTTGGAGCTAATGCTATCTTTTCTGCTACTGCATCTACATTAAAACCAAATGTATGTTTGTATCTATTAGCAACATGAATTGCTGGTGATAAGCAACCATTCAAACACCATAATCTAAGTGCATCAAATGTTGCTGCAAACATACGTGTTAAATCTAAACTTGAATCGATTACCATTCGTAGTTTAAGTACATCTCCTACTTGTGGTTCAGCTACATATTTATTAAATATAATTTCCCTTCTCCACTTGCTACCATCATCATATGTTTCATCAACTACTTTTATATCTGATAAATCTATTGATGGATTTTGTAGTAGTTTACTATTTATTTTCTCAATAATATCTTTGTGAGCTACTGGTACATATTTACTACCACAAGTAGATATTAATTGACCATTTGTTTTATTATATATACCTCGTCTTATAAACTTAGATATAGTTTCACCGTTCCTATCTTGTATAGGTCCAGTCTCTACATCAAAGTTTAATATTGATGGTACACTCAACGCTGTGCGACCACCTTCTTGTACGCTAGTTTCCATTAGTTCCCTCCCATTTATCATTAACTACACTCTCAATAACTTCTATGTTATCATTGAGTTTTGATAGTTCCTGAATTGATTTAAGTATTTCTTCTCTAACTATCTTTCTAATTTTATCTGATAGTTCTTCATCACTTAGCATTAATTACCTCCTTTGATTCAAGACAATCTTCATGTTCCCAACTGTCATAAGATTCATCTAGTGTTTCTGAATTACAAAATTCATTTAATCCACTATCATCTTCATAGTCATTTTCTGAACAAGTAATGAAGTATGTTCGTTGAACATTATATTGATGCACTACTTTATATTCTGGCATTACTTACTCCTGTCATTTATTTTAGTTATGTCTTTATAGATACTGCTCTTTGCCTCATCTAAACTTTTATTTACTTCTTCTATTTTAGATAGCGTAGGTAGTATTGCATCATAACAATTCTCTAAGCTATCTACCCTAGCTATTAGACCATTTACTCTCTTAACTTCTTTACCTAATATATCTATTTGTTTATTCATTACTTGTTTCAATGCTAAAAATTCTGTGCTTCTAAAGTTAGATGGTCTAAATATATTTAATATACTCATAACAACTCCATCATTTTAATATGATTATTTATTTCCTCATTTAATTTCATGTATTGTTCTTTATACATATCATATTGAGGATTACTTTTATCTAATACCTTTAACAATGCAAAGATACTAGACCTTACTCCTTCTTTAGCAATTCTCAAAGACCAATGATTATCCATGGCTGCTTGAATATCTTTTTCATTTTGTTCAACCATTTCTTCATACTCTTTTGGTTCATGCTCCATCATGTGTTCAACTATTTTATTCATAATTTCACCACAACTTTCTCTCTATTATCTATATCACTAACCAACTCTATTGATTTGATATTTCTATGTGACCACTCAACCTCGCCATTTTCTTTATCGGTAGAAAATATATGCTCAGTTCCTTCAAATTTTACATCAGCTTCAGGATATAATTGAGCTATGTGTGTCAATGTATGCACTAACTTTTTGATTTTCATTTTTTCTCCTAATCTATGAGAGAGAAACTTTTCCCCCACAGGAACGAAGGGGGGGAAGTTTCTCTTATGTTATTATAGTTCCACTATATTATTTACTCTCACTCTAACGAATGGTTTAATGGAATCTTTCTTAGGTCCTTTCTTAATTCTGTATTTAGTTAAGTCAGTTTCCTTTGGTAATTCAGATGATGGTATAGTTTTCATCACCTTCTTACCTTTTAAGAAAGCATTTAATCTATTTAATTCTTTACTCAATAAATCCATTATACTCCTCTCCCTAATAAATATATTATTAGTTGGTTAAAGTTTTCAGCATGGGTATATAGATATCCCACCATAGCTACACACCAGATAGCTATTATTAATTTAGTAATAAATAAAGTTAATCTAAAGGCGAAGCTCATCTTCACCTCCAGTCATTGATTGTTCTATTACATTTAATGAAGTTAATTCATTACTCAATAGCTGGGCAACTGCCCATTCAGCTATCATTTTATAATCTTGAGTGGACATTTCCCTCAATGAACCTAAGTCATGCTGTAATTGTAATAGTTCTGAATGATTTAATGATTGGTCATTACTCACCTTATCATTTACAGCGATAGATAATGCTAACATAAACTTCTCCGTTTCCTGTTTATATCATTTATATTGCACTACTGCAACTACTACAGTAGACAAAATAAAAGGGGGAATTTATCCCCCTTTATATTATGTAGTAATTCTTAGCTTTTGGATTCTGCGTTTTTCCTTCACATTTTCTGCGATTGAAAGTCCTTTATTCCATTTATAGTATGGAACTCCTACTTCCTTTACGAACGCTTTAACTTCAATAGTTCTTAGCTTTACAAGAAGTTCTTTATTTTCTTGTAAATCACCAAGTTTATCTTTGATATCATCAACTTTAATGTCGGCTTTATTAACGCCCATTGAAGCTGCTGCATCAGGAGATTCTAGAAAAGCTATATGAGATTCCAAATCAGCTTGTGAATTTTCGTTCAAATCAATAGCTTTGTCGATAACTCCAATTATCCCTTCAAGTAAATATTTGGTAGTAAAATCGTTAAGCTTTGAAATTGCTGTCGAATTAACAAGAGTCATATTTTTCTCCGTTTTGGTTAAGAGGCGGAACCCATTTCTCGCCTATCAGCCCTCAGGCAGGCGCAGAAAAGGAACGTTCGCCTCTCCAAAACGGAGACAAATATGGTGAATTGTTAATTTGACCATAGCTATTTCTGCTTAACGATTTTACCCCTCCAAATATTTATGCTATCACCTTTTTTCAAGGTGATATGAAGGTATAATTGAGAGATATCCAAAGGTATTTATTTTAACAAATTCACCTGATTTGTAATTGAGTATTAGGTTTTCTTTATCTCCTGATACAGCATTGTGTAAATGAGGTGTTAATCAAACGAATATATAAAGTTCTGATATTAAAGATAAACGCCAATGATTTACTTGAAAATCAATAATGATATGTAATGCTTAGAACTATTTAATTAATAGTGTTCGTTAAGGAAGTCATCTAGGTGTTCCTACTATCAATGGGATATCTAGGTCTTTCTCGTAGACAATGTGTTTAGGTAAAACCATAATATAAATGCTTAGTTTTACTTCATAATATAAAGGCATAAATTCACTTTAAATTGGTCTACTGATAGATGACTTCCTATTGGCGTTTATCTATCGACTAGGCTTATTAGTTTTCGGCATACGCCTCAACTAATCACACCCCCAATAAGCCATGTTTCGCCATTCGGCTACACATTAGAGTTACGGCATACGCCTTCACCTAAAACATTCCGCCCTTCGGCTACACTAGGCTTATTTCAAGATGTTGTATGTCGTCAGCAATTTCTTGTACTAAATCTGGTGTGCGTTGACATACAAAAATAAAGGTTTATTAGTATAAGAGACTTATGCCTAATACTCCCACAATTAAGAACTTAACGCATAGACAACGCACACTTGTTGATACTATTGTATCACAAGATATTAGCGTAACAAAAGCTGCTGAAATTGCTGGATATGCTAAGGGTGAGAGTGGTAGAGTAGTAGCAAGTAAAACATTACGATTACCACATGTACAAGAGTATATGATGCAACAAGTAGGGCAACACCTCACCCTTTCAAGCATATCTTCTGTGAAACGACTACGACATCTTGTTGACCATGCTCGTTCAGAGTATGTTCAGCTCGAAGCTAGTAAGGATATCTTAGATAGAGTAGGGTTCAAGCAACCTGATAAGGTTAGACATACTCTGGATGGTGATATCAGCGTCAAGATAGATTTATCTTGAGTCGCTGATACCTACTACATGGTCAAGGGGGTGTGATATAGTATATAGAGGTAGGGGGGTTTAAAAAACACATGTCCTTATAGCTAGTGGTAGTTCACAAGCAATTATAGTCAAAAAGGTTCGGTATGAGAAAAGTGCGTAGACAAATAGAACAAAATATATTTTACTGCTTGACAGGTTCAGATATGAGCTTATGTGGTTTTTGATTGAACGATAAATGATAAAAAAGAATCCATTCGTAAAGCAACCTGAACCTAAGCGTTCGAACGCTAACTTGACTTCTGTTGCTAATACTCTTAGGAAGTTGGGTAGATATAAACCAAACTCTTTAATAAGGGAAAGGAATGAAAATGATGAAGATAAAAGAAACATGGAACAACCTGAGCAAGAAAGGTAAGATTGCTTCTGTTGCTCTTATAGTTATTGCTGGATTAGTTATTTATAACTGGGTATTCTAATGCCGAAAAAAAAGAATCCTTATGCCAAGGAGCTTATGTCTGGTAAGTACAGACAGAAAAAGAAACCCTCAAAAAAAAATTATGACAGAAAAAAGTCCAAATCCAAATATTGATGTCGCTTCTGTCATACAGCATCTCAATAATTTAAAAGACCAAATAGGAAATATTACTCTCCATATTGAATGGAAGAATGGAACACAAGGGGTATATGGCAATCCTAAAACTGTAGATGAATATGCAACTGCTAGTATGATGATACAGCAGTATGCCTTGCAAACTCTTAGAGAACAAGGATTAATAGATGATACAGAAGAAATAAATTTTACTATACATTAATGTCTTTTCAATTACATACTGGTGATTCCCTTACATATCCTGATATCCTTCTTCTTAGAAAGATAGTAAAGAAAGTCCACTTTAGACATTACCCAAAAGAATTAATGACAGACCATGAAGCTGATAAATTTATTTATTCCCTAACACCTAAAATAAAAGAACAACTAATTAAAACTTTCGTAGACGGAAATTTCGAGTATAAGTAGCTAATGGTTACTTTCCATTACAAACCAGATGGAGAAGTCATAAAGAAATTTATGAAGGACACCTCTTTCTTTAGAGGAATAAGAGGACCAGTAGGTTCAGGTAAATCAGTTGCTTGTTGCATAGAAATTTTTAGGAGAGCATTACAACAAGAAAAAAATAGTGAAGGTATAAGAAAATCAAGATGGGCAGTTATACGAAATACAAATCCACAGCTAAGAACAACAACAATTAAAACATGGCTGGATTGGTTTGATGAAAATAGCTGGGGTCCGTTTAACTGGTCAGTTCCTTATACGCATAGATTTAAAAAAGGAGAAGTAGACTTAGAAGTTATCTTCTTAGCTTTAGATAGACCAGATGATGTTAAAAAATTATTATCTTTAGAATTAACTGGGGTATGGATTAACGAAGCAAGGGAATTACCTAAAGCAATAGTAGATGCGTGTAGTATGCGTGTTGGTCGTTTCCCTTCTATGAAAGATGGAGGACCATCTTGGTTTGGAGTAATAGCAGATACCAATGCTCCTGAAGAAGACCATTGGTGGTCTATCATGTCAGGCGAAGCAAATGTACCAGATTATATTTCCCAAGAAGATAGACTAATGTTAATTAAACCTGATAACTGGAATTTTTTTATTCAGCCATCAGGAATGAAAGAAGTAAAGAACAAAGACAATCAATTAATAGGATATGAAAAAAATACTAAAGCAGAAAACTTTAAGAATCTAAATCCTGAATACTATAATAATATTATACGAGGTAAGTCTAAAGGGTGGATAGATGTTTATATAATGAATCGTTTAGGAGCTATCGAAGAAGGAAAATCTGTCTTTAACTCTTTTAACGAGGAGGTTCATTTAGCTAAAGAGGATATCCCTTTCTCACCTAAAGCTCCAGTATATATTGGAATAGATTTTGGATTAACACCTTCTGCTGTTTTTGGTCAGCGAATAGGAATGGGTGTATGGCATATAATAAAAGAATTAGTATGTCAGGATATGGGAGCAGTTAAGTTTGCTGAATTATTAAGACAAGAGATGGCAGAATATAAACGAGTAGAATTTAATATCTATGGCGACCCAGCAGGAGATTTTAGAAGTCAAACAGATGAATCAACTCCTTTTCAAATATTAAGAGGAGCTGGTATTCAAGCATTTCCAGCTCCATCAAATGATATATCTTTACGACTAGAATCAGTTAATGCTGTTCTAACAAGAATGATAGATGGTAGAAGTTCTTTCCTAGTTTCTCCTAAATGTATTAATATTAAAAAAGGTTTTCAAGGTGGGTATCATTATCGAAGACTACAAGTATCAGGAGATAGGTATGAAGATAAACCTATGAAGAATAGATATTCTCATGTAATGGACGCTTTACAATATTTATTGTTGGGAGCTGGTGAAGGTAAATCTATAGTTCAGGGTAGACAACCTATTAAACCATTTGTTATAGAACGCAATTATGATGTCTTTAATAGAAAACCTAAAATAAAAAAGAAGTCATTATGGCAAAGAATGAGGAGTGGATTATAGCTTTTACCAGCAGACCTGAGAAGTCAGCATGGTTTCATTGGTGGACACATAAAGATTTTAAACACGCTTTAGCTTTTAAATATGAACCTAAACATCATTTATGGGTTTCATATAACTGGGGTAAAAATGGTGTAGACATTAGAATATTAACACCAGAAGAAATGACTTCTGCTTGTTTATATTTTAAAGAAAATCATAATGCTAAATTTTTAATAGCAGAAGCAAAGGAATTACCTACTTTTTATATTATGGAATTAACCTTTACGAATTGCGTAACAGCTATTAGACACTTAGTAGGAATAAGAAAATTAATGATAACTCCATATAGATTGTATTGTGCGTTGAAAAGTATGGGGTGTAGAGAGTATTTAGAAGATTCTAATTAGAAAGGTTAATTATGGGTGCAGTAAAAAAGAAAGTAGAAAAAGTTATGGGCAAAGGCAAATCAACTGATTCACCAGCTCCAGCAGCATCAACTACACCATCACCTGATGGTAATGTTCAAGCATCTGCGTATTCTACAAAAAGAGGAAAAAAATCTTTAATTCGAGGTTTAGCTCCTAGAGGAATGACTGGTGGAAGTGGATATAATACAAGTGGTGGTGACTTTGCAGTATTCTTAGAACAATTAATGAAAAGAAAAACATTAGGATAACTAAATGGCAGAAGATAAGTTTGCCTTTATATTAAATAAATATAAAGAAGCACATAATCTTAGAGAAAATTTTGTTCCTAAGTTTGAGGAGTGCTATGAATATACATTACCTCAGCGTGAATCATTTTATTTTGAATCACCAGCTAATAATAGAGCGGATAAAATCTATGATGAAACTGCTGTAGTAGGTGTTCAAGAGTTTGCTAGTAGATTACAGTCAGGTATGATTCCAGCATTTGCAAAATGGTTTTCTCTTAAATCAGGTACAGATATAGAAAATGATGAGCTTATGGCTGTAGATGAGCAGTTAGAACAAGTAACTGATTATGTTTTTCAAGTAATTAATAATAGTAATTTTAACCAAGAATCACACGAAGCATTTCTTGATTTAGCAATAGGCACAGCTTGTTTATTGGTAACTGAAGGAGATGAAACACAACCTATAAAATTTAACGCAGTACCTTTACCACAAATGTTATTACTATCAGGACCTGATGGTAAGATAGATTGGATATTTAGATTAAGAAATATACCTATTCATCAATTACAAATACTATATCCCAAAGCAAAACTAGATGATGAAATAATACATATGATGGCTAGAGACCCAAATAAGAAATGTGAAATAATTGAGGCAACCTATAAACATTATGGCGAAGATGAGGAAACATGGCATTATTGTGTTCTTATGAAGAAAATGAAAAAGGTTATCTATGAAGAAGAATTTAAAGGACAAGGTGGAAACCCATGGCTAGTCTTTAGATGGTCTAAAGCATCAGGAGAAGTTTATGGTAGAGGACCTGTGTTTAATGGAATATCAGCAATTAAAACTTGTAACCTTGTTATAGAAATGATTTTAGAAAATGCACAGATGGCAATATCAGGTGTATGGCAAATATCAGATGATGGTACAGTTAATCCTGATACAATAAATCTTGTACCCGGCAGTGTAATTCCTGTAGCTCCAAACTCAGATGGACTACAACCATTGAAGATGGCTGGTAATTTTAATGTAGCAGATTTAGTTCTACAAGATATGCGACACAATATTAAGAAAGCATTATACAATGAAATGCTAGGTAGACCTATGGCTAAAACACCAATGTCAGCTAGAGAAGTAGCAGAAAGACAAGCAGATTTACAACGACAAATAGGAGCTGCGTATGGCAGACTTCAAGCAGAATTTATACAACCATTAATAAAACGAGTAGTATATCTTTTAAAGAAACAAGGAAGAATACAATTACCAGTTATTGATGGTAGGGAAATTAGGGTTAAACCTGAATCTCCTTTATCTAAAGCTCAACAGCAACAAGATGTATTAAATGTTGATTCTTTCTTAGAATTAGTTATGATGCGCTTCGGACCACAGATGTTAAACATGGTAGTTAAATCAGAAGTTGCAGCAGAATACTTGGCTAAGAAATTAGGTGTTCCTCTCGAAATCTTGCGTGAACCTGAAGAAAGAGAAGCTATTGCTAATCAAATTGCTCAGATGGCTCAGCAAGGTCAAAACCCTATGGAAGGTGGAGCTGCTCCTCCCAATCAAGCTCCACCTGAAATGAGTGAGGAAATGCCAGTATAATGAAGGAAAAAAAGATAGAAGGAGTTGTAAGTATTGATGGATTCCGAAGAACAATAGAACAAGAAAAACAATTAAATCAAGAATTTGCTGGATTATTTAAAGATAAATTAGGTGATAAAGTATTAGAATATCTAAAAGCAATAACAATTAATAGCGTATCAGGACCAGAAATATCAAATGAAAAGTTGCGACACCTAGAAGGTTCAAGGTATATAGTAGGATTAATTGAATATAGAATTAAACAAGGAAGGGATAATGGCTGAAGAAGAAATTAAACAAGAACCAGTAGATGCAGAAGCAGTTGGAGAAGTTATAAAAGAATTTCAAGATGAAAAGAAAGCTGCCGAAAAACCTGAATTTGTACCTACAAAATTTTGGGATTCTGAAAAGAATGAATTAAAAATAAAAGAATTTGCAGATAGTTATGGTAATTTAGAAAAAGCATTTCACTCTAAAGTAGATGAGCTTACGCCTCATATTAAAAAACAAATTGAATCTGATATGACAAAAGATAGACCAGAAACACAAGATGGTTATGCTGTAAAACTAGATGAATCTTTTGGTGAAGTACAAATCCCAAATGATGACCCACTATTAAATTGGTGGAAAGATACCTGTTATAAATCAGGTTATAGTAATGAAATATTTAATGAGGGTGTGAATCAGTATCTAAAAACTTCTACTAATGGTGTGCCAGTATATGAAGATGAAATGGCAAAGTTAGGAGAAACAGGAAAACAAAGAGCAGAAGCTGTTAATCTATGGCTAAAAGGAAACTTAGATGAAACAGAATATAATCATATGGCAGATTATCTTACAACAGCAGATGGTGTAAGAGCTGTAGAAAAAATTATGAAGAATAATAAATCAAATATTACTACTCAACAAACACCACAAGCTCCATTAGATGTTGCTGATAGTAGAAAAGAATTAGAAAAAATGATGAAAGACCCTAGATATTTTCATCCTCAACATAGAGATGAACAATTTATTAAGAAAGTAAATGAATCATTTAATAAATTATATCCTGAACAGACAGAATAAATAAATGGATAAGCTGGTCCTTATAGAATGGGTAGATGCTTTGGACCAAGAAAATGGCTGGATTTCTAAAGAAACTGCTATGAAAGCAAATGTAATGACTGTTATCTCAGTCGGATTTGTTATCAATGAAGATGCAGATATGATTACAATTATAGGTGATAAGGATAAAGACCCTGATGCCGATACAGATATTTCACGTGTAACAACAATACCAAAAGGGTGTATTAAGAATACTAGAGTATTGTGCGTTGATTGTAATTGCAATAATAATTAAAGCATAATTAACTATGCCTTTAGCTCGTCTAAAGTATGCCCTCGGATAACATACTCACAGTTTAAGATAACATAGGAAGCGAACCGAAAGGTTTATTTAACAACAACAATAACGAGGTATGTTATGAGTTCTACAATATCAACTGCTTTTATTAAGCAATTTGAAAGCGAAGTCCATATGGCTTATCAGCGTATGGGTTCAAAACTTCGTGGAACAATAAGAACAATCAATAATGTTGTCGGTAGTCAGGCTCGATTCCAAAAGACTGGTACAGGTGAAGCTGTTACTAAGTCTAGACATGGTGAAGTTCCAGTAATGGATATTTCACACAGTACTGTTGATGTAACTCTCAGCGATTACTATGCTGCAGATTATGTTGACAAATTAGACGAGCTAAAAACAAACATTGACGAACGCCAAGTAGTAGCACAAAATGCTGCGTGGGCGTTGGGCAGAAAAACTGATGAACAACTTACTACTGTTTTAGATGGTACATCTAATTCACAAGCAGTTGGTTCACCAGCAGCTGGACTTAGTCTAGCTAAAGCTCAATTAGCTTTTGAAAACTTTGGCACTCGAAATGTTCCTGATGATGGCGATAGATTCTGGGTTGTTGGACATAAACAATGGACTAATCTTTTAGACCTTACACAATTCTCTAGTTTGGACTATGTTCCAGCTAATGAATTACCATATTCTGGTGGTATGACAGCTAAAAGATGGTTAGGATTTATGTTCTACGCTTTCTCAGGATTACCTGTTGATGGTTCTTCAGATAGAAAAACATTCGCATATCACCGTTCTGCTGTCGGACACGCTATCGGTCAAGATATAGTTACGGAAATTAACTATATTCCTGAAAAGGTAGCTCACCTTACTACATCTATGATGAGTATGGGAGCTGTTATGATTGACGATAATGGCGTTGAAGAAGTAATCTGTGACGAGTAGGAGGATTTAGTATGGCTTATTCAACTGATAATCCTGTTAAAAAAATAGCACAAATGGGAGCTTCAAATGCTCTTTGGTACTATACAGATGGGGACGCAATCGGTACAATAGATGATGATAATTACTTTTTAGCTGATTATAACCTATTGACTGCTGGTGATATTATTATTGTAAATAGTGGTGGCTCTAATGCTGTAGTAGATATATTAATTGTATCTGTACAGGATGGTGGCTCTAACTGTGATACAGTAATTTTAGCGTAGTAATCTAATCACAAGGGGGAATTTTTCCCCCTTGTTTAAAAAGGAATTAATGTGGCAGTAAATAATGTAACAGTAGCTAATAGAGCAATAGTAATGATTGGAGCTAATAGAATTTCTAGTTTTTCTGATGGAAGTACAGAATCTACAGTAGCTAATGATTTATATTATGATATTTTAGATGGCGACTTAACAGCTTGTCGCTGGAGATTTGCCACAAAACAAGCACAACTTTCAGCTAATGCTACAGCTCCTACAGGTATATGGGGTCAAAGTCATTACTTACCTAATGATAATTTATACATACAAAGAATAACAGTAAGTGGGAATACTATTACTGAATACGATATATTTAACAACGAATTATATTCAGATTTACAATCAACCGATACAGTAATAGCAGATTATACATATAGACCAGCAGAAGAAGAAATGCCTAAGTATTTCTTACTAGCTTTAGAATATCATTTAGCATCAGTTTTTGCTCATGCTATTGCAAGAAATGTAGAGATGGCAAACTTATATGAACAGAAATATCAAATACAATATCGTAGAGCTAAGAACTTAGATTCAACTCAACAACCAACAAGGAAATTTGCTAACAATAGATTTGCTAAGTTTAGAGGTTCTACAATAACCAACATTTAAAATGATATGCCAATATTCAGAACAGCACAAAATACTTTTCAAGCTGGGCAGATAGACCCTCTTTTAACTTCTAGAACAGATTTACAAGGATATAAAGATGGATTAGCTACTTCTACTAACTGGTGGCATTTAGCACAGGGTGGAGTAATGAAACGACAAGGTTTTAAATACCTTGCTGAAGTAGGAGCTACTGGTAGAGTAATACCTTGGACCTTTAGCTCAGATGAAACATATGTATTAGTATTATATGCTAGTAATGTAAAAGTATATTCTACTCTTGGAACTTTAATAACTACAGTAGGAAGTTGTCCATGGACTGCTGACCAAATAAATGAAATTACTTATGCTCAATATGGCGATACTATGTTCTTTGCCCATACTGGATTTGCTACTCAAGAATTTGTAAGAACTTCTGCAACATCTTTTACAATTAGAAATTTTCATTTTGCAACTAATGATACTGGTGAATGTAATATGGATAACTCGGCTGGTACAGATGATGCTGCTACTGTGCATTGTCCTTTCTTTAAATTTAATCAATGGAATGTAACTTTAACTCCTAGTGCTATAAGTGGAACAGGTGTAACGCTTACTGCATCAGCATCTATATTTAATAGTAATCATGTTGGTTGCAGATTTTCATTAACTGACGACCCAGCAGGTGTATACCATCAAGTACAAGTAACTGGATATAGTTCAGCAACTCAAGTAACTGTAACTGTAAGAGAAACTTTAGATTCAACTGCTGCAACAGTGCATTGGAAAGAACAAACATTTAATGATGTAAGAGGATATCCTCAAGCCGTTGCTATCTTTGATGATAGATTATATTTTGCTGGTAGTACAAGTAGACCATCAGGAATTATGGCATCAAAAATTGGAGAGTATTTTAATTTTGATATAGATAATGCAAGTGCAGATGATGCAATAGATGTAACTTTAGGTTCAGATAAAGTAGATGAAATACGCTATATGCAACAAGGAAGAAACTTACAAATATTTACTGATGGTGGAGAATATTATTTAAGACCTGAATCTACTGGTGGTATAGGTCCAACTAACATAGCTTTTAAAAGACAAACTACTTTTGGTATAAAAAAAATAAGACCACAACAATTAGATGCAGCTACATACTTTATACAACGAAGTGGTACTGTAGCTAGAGAATATATTTATGATGATATTCAAGATGGCTATTCTTCTAATGGAATTTCTTTTTTAACAGATGTAATTAATCAACCTACAGAAACAGGAATAATAATGGGAACAACCGAAAGACCTGAACAATTTTGGATATTAGTAAATACTGATGGTTCTATAGCTGCTTTCCATACTTTGCGAAGTGATAAAGTACAAGGGTGGAGTAAATGGACTACATCTAATGGAGCTGGATTTGTTTCTATGACTTCAGTAGTCAATGATATATTTACAGTAACTTCTCGTACTATTAATAGTTCAACAAAATATTATTTAGAGAAGATGGATTTAACAGATTCTAAACCTCTTGATTGTTATATTGATGGAACAATATATCCATACGGAACTCCTTTAGTTAATGGAGCAAGTCAAACAGGAAATAGTTTAATTATAGATGGATTAACGCATACTGTAAAAGTAGGAGATGAATTTACTGTTGCTGGAATATCAGGAACTTATACTGTGTCAGGTGTAACTACATTAAGTGGAGCAAATCAAACTTTAAATTTAACTACTAATCTTGCATCTTCACCAGCAGATAATGCTGCTTTAACCTTTACTAAAGGTCATATGTGGACAGTAGGAACACATTTAACCAGTCAATCTGGTATATCTGCTATAAGTGGAAATGAATATTTAGGAGAATTTACAGTAGACAGTAATGATAGAATTACTTTAGATGTACCTGTAAGCTCTATGTCTTGTGGTTTTAAATATGATTCTGTTTTAAAAACTATGCCAATAGATGTAGCTATACAAGGACAACCATTAACTGCTAGATATAAAAGAATAGTGCGTTGTATTCTTGATGTTCAAGATGCTATTGATGTAGATATAGAGGGTCAGGATTTAAAAGTGAGACAAGTAACAGGAAGTATAGGAAGTGGAAGCTTAACAAGAACAGCAGTAAATGGTAAACATGAATTTTATTTGACTGGTTATAGTCAAGATGCACAGGTAACATTAACCTCAGATGTACCTACGCCTTTAAAAATTAGAGGATTAGTATTGGAGATAGATTATTAATGGGCGACCCAGTAACAATAGCAATAGTAGCTGCAACTGCAACAACTGTAGTTTCATCTGTTAAACAAGCACAAATAGCAAAGAAACAAGCTTCGTTTCAAAAAGAACAATATGAATCTAATAAAAAAATAGCTACTAAAAAAGCTGAGTATGATACAATTCAAGCAAAAGATAGACATGAATTTCAAATGGGAAGTAATTTATCTTTAGCAACTCGTTCAGGAGTAGATACATTTTCTAGTCCTTCTTTCTTTGCACATAAAGCTTATAATGCTAGAGTATTAAATGATAATTTAGCACAAATAGATTTAAACCTACAATCATCTTTAACAAGAGCAAACCTTGGTATTAGTCAAGCAGACCTTGCTGCAAGATATGCAGTATGGGGAGCTGTATCTGATATTGGAAATACATTTGCTTCATCTAGTTATAAATTACATCAACTAGATACAAGTGATGCTCCGACAAATCCTACAAACACAGTAACTACAGGATAATCTATAATGGCTATAGAAAATATTAGAAGAGAAAGTAGACTACAAGAAATAGGAGTAGTACGAGGACAAGGTTTTGATGCTGCAACACAAGCATTACAAAAAACTAAAAGAGCAGCAAATAATATTATTGATACTGCTTTTAAATATGGAGCAGATAAAGTTTCTAAAGAAGCATTGTATGACGCAAAAGATATTCCATTAAATTATAAAGAAGAATATTATGTAGAAAGTCTTACTGGTGATAAAAGAATTACAGATGTTGTAGATAAAAATGAAAATATTATTGCTAGTTTTAAAACACCCATAACAAATGACAGACTACCTTCAGGTAAAATATATAATGATGCTTATAATAATGAAAGAGATAAAATAGTTGGATTAAGTATTAAAGCATCAGCAGTAACATTTGCTGACCAAATGTATGTTCAATATCATAATGATTCAGAAGGATTTGTAGCAGCAGTTGATACATATTTAGAAAAAGTAAAAGAAAATGTAGGACCAAATTATCAAAACGATATAGAATTATTAGAAGCAGAAGTATTTAGCACTTATTATAAACAAATAGGTATGCGTGAATTACAAGAGCAAATGAATACTGATGCTCATAAATTATTAACTTCATTTCAAACTTTAAAAGAATCAGCAATTAAAGAAATAAAAAATATTCTACCTTCAGTAGACCCTCTAGGTAATGATAGGTCTATGGTATTTGAATGGAATGATAAAGAAAGTAAGATAGAATTATTTGTTTCAGAACAATATGAAGGTGAATGGCAAAAAGTAAAAGTAACAGGTGATGCTACATCTGATAATTATTTATCATTATATGGACCATTAAATGCACAAATAAATGAATTAAACAAATCTATAGCAGATATAAATACAAGCAATTTATTATCACCAGAAAAAAAAATAAGTGAAGTCAATTTATTAAAAAGAGATTTAGCTACAAACTTAATACAAAACTTAATTGATAATGCAGTTAGTGATGATGCTGAACCAATAGAAGGTCAAATAAGTTTATTTGAATTAGAATCTGCAATAACTGGAACTAAAGATAATGCTTATATAAAATCTATAAAAGAATTTGTAGGTAATAATCAAACTATAATTAATCAATGGGGAGAAAAAATAAATGGGCAAAGATTAACTATGGATGGATTTAATAATGCTAGTAAAGAACATATAAAATTATTAATGGAAGTTGAGTTAATGGAAGACCTTAATTTTATTAATGGTTTATTAGCACAAGGAGAACACAATCCACAATACTTAGTAGAAAAAGAAAGACTATTAAAAAAGTGGGGTTCAATAGAAAAAATATTTGCTGGTATGGATTTAGGTGAAGAAACAAAAGCAATGTTTCAAAAATATATAGACACAGGAGATGGAAAACATTTACTACAAAGTATTATAGGTAATGTTAATAATCAAACTATAATGAACAATGGAACATTTCTAAGATTACTAAAAGAATTTAGTATAGATTGGACAAGTGGTCATGTAATGGATTTTTTAATGTTAGGTAATGATGCAGAAGCAATAAATAAATGGGCAGATGATTTATATAAATCAGAAGATTTCCTTGATAAAAAACCTAGATACCGAGCGCAGATTATGAGTAAAATAATAACTAAATTAAATTCTATTGATAGTGCAGCTGCACAAAAATTAGCTGATATATGGATGATTTCAGGAGTATTATCTTCTAATATAAATAATGGTATAGGATATAGAAAAGGTACTCCTACTGATAGTACATGGAGAAACCAAGCTGATGAATATATTAATTACCATGATAATGAAAAAAAATTATATACTCACCCAATTTATGGTGTAGACCCAAGCTCACAAAAGATAAGAGGAAGTGATGAAAAACTTTTATTAAGTTTTATTGCTAATACCAATGTTCTTCCTACAACAGAATATGATTGGTTAAATGGTATTGTTCATAATACTTTGAATGATGAAAAATCTATAGAATTAGCATTACAACAATTTCATTTTTTTAAAAAAGTACAAAACCTATCAGATTTTTCTGGTGGTAATGTAGGTTTTGAAATTACAGCATCATTAAATCCTGAAGCATTATCAATGTTTCATATGATAGATAGACAACTACAAAATTACAGTCCTGATAATCTTCCAACTTTAATGAAAGCTATAAAAGATAGAATTAATTTTGATTATAACAGAACACAAAACAATGCTTTTAGTGAAGATGAATATTATGGTACTTCTGATGCACAAAAAACTATGTTTGAAAACTCAGATGTATGGCGACATTTAGTTAAAGGAGCAAAAAAAGTACCTCCTGATATGGTTTGGAATTCTGAAGCAAAACATACTGTATTAGAAATATATAAAACAAATAGGTTTAAAGGATTTGACCATCAAGCAGCTATGGATAGTGCAATAACACATACATTATTTTTTCGATGGCAACCTAGCAAATATGGATTTAGTGCTATGTCATCTTTAGGTGGGTGGAAAGAAGATGCTGATGATGTAATGATGACACATTTACCAGTAGAATTATTCTTTGGAGGACATGATACTGACGGAGATGGGAAACCAGATTTTACATGGTTAGAAAATCATGTACTAAAAGATTTTGTTGCTAATGCAGATTGGGATTTTGTTGGTGGAATTAATATAGAAGATGTAGAAGAAAAAACAGAATGGGCAACTGCTAAAGGTGCTGCTGCAAAAAAAGTTACTCCAGCACATACTAACTATCAAATATTACAATACCCTGATAATCCTAAAGCTGGTTATATAAATTTAGTATTAGGAGAAAATGTATTTCTTAAAGCAGCACCTAATGTTTATAATAAAGGATATCCTAAGTATGAATTATATTTTAAGCAACCAGATGTAGGTCAAGTATATTGGGGTCAATTAAAAAAATTAACTAATAAAGATGGAGAACCTTTCCTTATAGATTTTGGTGTTAAGTATGAAGAACTAAATAAAGAAAGATGGCATCAAAATTTAAAAGATGCAAAAGATATGAGATTAGAATGGCTTTCTAAACCACACGAAACAATACAATACACAGATGATGGTGTACCATACATACACATAGGTTAATATAAATGGTAACCAGTTTACAAAAATCTTCAAGTGCTTTTCAAGAAGCTATCAATCTTCCTATTAATGAATTGATGCTGCCAAATGAATATACTGAAAATGAATATAGACCTTTTATAACTCCTACTGCTCCTGATTATTATGGACAATCTTATTGGAGAGATATGGTAGACCATTGGACTTTACAATGGCAAGGAGCTGTTCAATATGGACTTAATAATGATATGGGTATTTTTGAACATGATGAATCATGGAACGCTTTAGATGAAAATCGTAATCCTTATTTTAAAGATTTAAAAAAATATGAACAACACTTAGAAGACTTAGCTATGACAAGAAGTCAAACACACTTTGAATATGTAAAAGGAAGATTAGATGAAAAGAATGAAGCAAAACAAAGATTAGAATATTCTGATAGATGGACACCGGGATTTCTAACTGGAATGGCAAATCCATTATATCTTATTCCTTTACCAGCAACTATGGGTGTAGGTATAGCAAGAGGTTTTGCTAAAGCTGGTGGCATGATGTTTGGAATTATGTCAGCAGAAGAAGCATTGTATCATACTTATGACCCAACAAGAACAGCTAGAGAATCTGCTATGGCTATTGGTACTGGTACTATTATTGGTGGATTGATAGGTGGAGGGTTTGGAGCATTTGGTAAAGCAACAAAAACTAAATTTAATTCTAAAAGTGTAGATGATATTGGACAAAAATTTGATAATGAACATGCAAAGATAGAAGGTAAGGTAGGCTCACCTTGGGATAATGTAAATGTTAAACCACATAGTTCTAATATTAATAAAGCTAATACATTATCTTTCGTTCAAAAAGTAGGGAATACAGTTAGAGTAGTGTTTGATGGTAAAAGATTAATAAAAATGTTTGATGATGGAGAAAGATGGTGGACTAATCCTAAATTTATGGGAACAACAAGAGTATTTGCAAATGATACATTCTCATCAGTAGATGAAACAATACAATTTGCTATAGAAAGAGCTTGGGCAAAAAGTAAATTTAAAATTAAACCTAACCAAACTCGTTCAGCTTTCAATGAAATGATAAATGATTATGCTTTAGCAAGAGTAAAAGGTAGAAAGATTTATAACTCTAAAATAAATCATGCCATTACTCCTGAACAAGGTGGACAAATGAAAAAAGGAGCTTTTAATATTGGAGATGCGCTAGGAGTAGAAAAGTTTTTTAGTAAATTTACTCCATTTTATAGAGGAATTGATAAAGTTAAAAAAGGTTTTGGTGGTGATAATTATTTAGCATCTAAGATATGGGAATTATCTTGGTCAGGTGTAAGACACGCTGGTTTGTTAATGGGTATTGCTAGACCTAACAATGTAGAATCAATGGCAAAAACTTATCTAGGAAAAAATAAACAATTAATTGATTATACTAGAGAAGCATATGCAAAATTTACAGGTAATCCAAATAGAAGAAAAATATTAGATGTTGAAGTAACTAATACTATGACTGATATTGGAGCAAAGTGGAATCAAATGAGTGGTAATATTGGTAAAAGTGGTGGAGGAAAACCTAATAACCCTATTACTTTTAATGAATTTTCTAAAAAAATATTCCATCAAATTATAACTCCTAGAGATGATGCAGATGATATTATTAAAAAAGTAGCAGATAGGTATAGAAAATTCTATCGTGAAATAGGAATGGAAATGTCGGAGAAAGGAATGTTTGCTACTGAAAAAGGTATAGCTAAACAACTTAAAAAAGTAAGAATAGATATAGAATCATTAAGAAGAAGATTTAATAATCTTGGAAAAGAATTACAAAATATTCAATCAGCTCCATACTTAAAAGGTATTAGAGATAGATTAAAAAATGAATTAGATGATTTAAAAGCATATGAAAAAGAACTAATAGATTATTTAGAAACAGGTAAAGCAAATGGATTTAAAGATTTATTAGAAAATTATTTTCCTCGTATGTGGAATTTAGATGCTATAACAAAATACCCTGAACAATTTAAAGCTATAATATTTGATTACTATAAAAAGAATCCAATTATTTATAGAAATGGAAAACCAATTAATCTTTCAGATGACCCAGTAAGAATACAAAAAGCAGTAGATAAAACATATGATGACATAATTAATCAAGCAAAGATAGATGATATTGATGGTTCTATGGCTTGGCTCTATAGAAAAAAAGGTGGAGGTAGTGGTGTTCGTTATTTAAAAAGTAGAAACTTACGAATGGATAATAGTGAGTTTATTATTAATGTAGATAATAAAATAGTATCTTTTATTCAAGAAGATGTTGAAGGAGTAACTAAAGCATACATAAGTAGATTATCTCCTATGATAGCTATGGCTGATAAATTTGGTGATAGATTTATGGCTGGAGAAATAAGAAGAATAATTCAATACACAACTGATAAATATATTCTTCCAGCAGCAAAGCAAGGTAATCATGCTAAAGCAAAAAAATATGCAGAAGATTTATATGATTACTTAGATGAAGTTAAAGATTTAAAAGATAAAGTATTAATGCAATTTAATTTAGCTGACCCTACAGCTATATTTGAAAGAGGAGTTAAGGTTGCGAAGAACTGGACAGCATTAGCTATTATGGGTTCTGTTATTAAAACAGCAATACTTGATGCTGGCAGACCTATAATGATGCACGGATTTAAAAATACTTTTGGTACTGGTGTTAAAAATTTAATGACTTCAACAAAAGATTTTAAAATGGCATCTAAAATGATTTCAGATGAAGTAGGTGAATCACTTGATGTTGTATTTGCATTAGCACAAAGAAGATTTGTAGAAGCTGGTGGTGATATAGGAGGCATTAGTGGATTTGAAAGAGCATTAAATAGAAACACAGGAGTATTTTATGTAGCTAATTTATTAGCTCCTTGGACTAAAATGTTAAAAGATTTTACTGGAGTATTAGGACAACATAGAATGGTTAAACATAGTCTTGAATGGAGTAAAGGAACTATAAAACCAAATGATATGAAATGGTTATTAGAAGTAGGAATAGACCAAAGAAAAGCATTAAAAATTGTAAAAGAATTAAATGCTGGTAATATACAAAGAGGAGATAATATTTTTTTAATGAATACTATGTCTTGGGGTGACCAAGAACTAGCTCATTATGTTCGTTCACATTTATCAGATGAAATAGTTAGAACTATTGTAACTCCTAGAGCTGCTGATAGACCAAATCTTATGGATGGAGTATTAAAAATAGCTACAGGAAGAACAGCATCAGGACAAAAAAAATATTTTAGAGCTGATTCTTCTGGTTTTAGTATGCCATTTCAATTCTTATCTTATGGAATGTCAGCTACTTCTAAGATTATGTTAGCTGGATTACAAAGACGAGATGCTGCTACTATGTCAGGACTTGTAGCTATGATGACATTAGGTTATTTCTCAGCAAGATGGAGAGACCCTTATTGGGATAAGAAAACTTTTACTGAACAAACAATAAGAGTAATAGAATTAACAGGTATGTTAGGTGTAGTTAATGATATGAATATAATGTTAGAAACATTATCAGGTGGACAATTAGGAGCAAGACCAGCTTTTGGAGCAAGACCTTTATTTGGTGAAGTTAATATGGGAGATAGATTGGGTGAACCTTTCGGACCGGGAATTAATATGGTAACTGAAGCAATATGGGCTATGACTTCAGATGATGCAACAAGAAATGATAGAGCTGCGATTGTGCGTAGACTAATTCCTTGGAACAATTTATGGGTATGGAAAGACTGGTTTAGACAAGCAAGTGAATCTGCATATGGAACTTTAATAGAAAAGGAAGATAATTAGTGGCACATATTACAATATCAGATAATGCTCCTAGAGTACAGATAACAGGAACAACAAGTGTTGGTCCACACGCATATAATTTTGAGATATTTGCTGATGCAGATTTAAAAGTATATATTAATGATACTCTTAAAACTTTAACTACTCATTATACTGTAGCTGGAGCTGGTGAATCAGGTGGTGGTAGTATTACCTTTACTGGTGGTAATGCTCCTTCTTCTTCATCAGATGTTATAACTATTCAAAGAGATATAGCAGTATCAAGAACAACAGATTTTGCTACTTCTGGTAGTTTTCAAATAGATTCTTTAAATACAGAATTTGATAAACTAACAGCAAAAGTAGCTCAACAAGAATTTAATATTAGGAGAGCTCCTCTACTTAAAGCAACTACAGTAGATGCTAACCTAGACGAAACATTTCCTGACCCTGTAGCACACAAAGGAATTAAATGGAACAGTTCAGCTAATGCCTTAGAAGCAGTACATTTAGATTTTAGTGCTGCTGTTTCAACTGTATCTGTAGGTAATCCAGCAACTGCAGCTTTAAATACAACTACTGGAGTTTTTACTTTTGGTATTCCAACTGGAGCAACAGGAGCAACAGGACCAACAGGACCTAATGGTCCAACTGGTCCAAGTGGACCGACAGGACCTAGTGGACCGACAGGTTCAACAGGTTCAACTGGACCTGCAGGACCGACAGGACCTAGTGGACCAACTGGACCTAGTGGACCAACAGGACCAACTGGACCTAGTGGACCAGCGGGTTCTGGTTCTATGACAAACTTTGTATTAGAGGATGATTCTGGTGATGAAGTTTCAATTGAAGATGGAAAAGAAATTAAGTTTATTGGCTCTGGTATTACAACAAACTGGACTGATACTTCTCATGGTACTGATGGTGACCCATACGATTTAACTTTTACTGTTGATGCAGCACAAACTGGAATTACTTCCATGTATGCTACTGATTTAATTTTAGGTGAAGATGCAGAAACTGCTATTGATTTTGGAACTGCAAATGAAATTGATTTTAAAGCTGATAATGCTGCAAGGTTAACATTAACTGCTTCTTCTTTATATCCAGTAACTACTAATCAAATTGATTTAGGAACTGCTTCTTATGAATTTAAAGATGCTTTCTTTGATGGCACAGTAACAGCAGATGCTTTTGCTGGACCATTAACTGGTAATGTAACAGGTAATGTTTCTGGTACAGCAGCTACTGTTACTGGAGCAGCACAATCTAATATTACTTCTGTTGGAACTTTAACTACTTTATCTGTAGATAATATTACTGTTAATGGAAATGACATTTCTTCTACAGATACTAATGGAAATATTACTTTAACTGCTAATGGCACAGGTAAAATACAATTTAATGATTTAGCTTATATTCCTCAACAAGCAATTACTTCATCTTCAAATGCTGTTGCTTGGGATGTTCAAGCAAAACCAAATGCTTATCATCAAACTTCAGAAAATACGACTTTTTCTGCACCAACAAATGGTGTTGAAGGAGCTTTTATTTGTTTAGAAATTAATTATAATGGTTCACATACTATTGGGTGGAACACAGTTTTTGAATTTGCTGCTTCAACTGAGCCAACTGAAACAGCAACAGATGGCAAAACTGATATTCATGTATTTAGATACAATGGAGCTATCTGGCAAGAAGTAGGTAGAACAATGAATTTAAGTGAGAGTTAAGATATGTATGCAATAGTAGAAAGTGGTAGCATTACCCAAACATTTAATAATCCTAGAAAATTAGTTATTAATGATATTCGTTATTCAACTAAAATTTATTCTTTATGGTCAGTAGATGAAAAAAAAGCTATTGGCTTATACGAAGTAGAATATGATAATACAAATAAGAAAGATGAAGAATGGTATATCAATACTAACCAGATTATAACCTATGATGCTAGTGCTGATAAAGTTACAGCTTCTTATGGAACTGCTACAGCAAAAGCTATTGCAGATTCAACATATACTTCTCAAGATAAAACTGATGGATTAATACCAAGTGGTAAAGATGTTGGTGATGTAAAAACTAGAGGATTAAAATATATAAAAAATCAAATGATAGACAATCAATGTGCTGGTATTTTAGCACCTTCTGATTGGATGGTAGTAAAAGCTACTGAAACAGATACGACAATAGATAGTGGTTGGAAAACTTGGAGGGCTAGTGTTAGAACTAAATGTAACTCCATGCAAACTCAAATAACTAATGCTAGTGATGTTGATGCTCTTGCTGATTTGTTTGCTTATAGAAATACAGGTACAGAAGAAAATCCAGTTATAGAACGACCATTAGGTGAATTTCCTGAGAAGGAATAACCAATGCCTTTAATTATTCCAGCAAACACTTTATCAGGTGATTATGAAATAAGCAATTCACTCAGATTTGATGGTACTTCATCTTATTTAAGAGATACTTTAGGAACACCAACAAGCCAAAGAAAACTTACATTATCTGCTTGGACTAAAGGTCTTAATAAGAGAAGTGGTGGAGATGATAATAAAGTTCTGTCCGTTGGTTCAAGTGGGGATAGTCATTATACAAATATAATGAATTTAGTTAGAACAAATGGAACACCACAAATTTATATAAGTGATACTGCTGGAAAATATTTAAACTTTAATAACACTTATTATAGAGACCCAAGTGCTTGGTATCATTGGGTAGTACAAATAGACACAACTCAAAGTACAGCAACAAATAGAATAAAATTGTATGTTAATGGTGAGCAATTATCTAATACTGTTGCAAGTCACGAAGAACAACCTGATGAAGATTATGATATTCCTACTTTAGCAAGTGGTCAATCAATTACTGTTGGAGCAGATACACGAGCAAGTGAGCATTTTTTTGATGGTTATATAGCAGAACTTCATTTTTGCGATGGTCAAATACATGCTCCAACTGAATTTGGCGAAACAAATGATAATGGAATTTGGATTCCTAAAAAAGCAAGTGTTGCTTATGGAAATAATGGATTTTTCCTTGAGTTCAAACAAAGTGGAACAGGTACAAACTCAAGTGGTATGGGTGCTGATACAAGTGGAAATGGAAATCACTTGGCATGTACAGGTTTAACATCAGACCACCAAACAACAGACACACCGACAAATAATTTTGCAACTATTAATCCTTTAAGTAATCCTACTTTTGCGCCCGGTACTATCTCAGAAGCAAATTTAAAATTTTCATCTGACGCAACAGGTTATTCTTACAGACTTGCTACAATGGGAGCATACAGAGGAAAATGGTATTGGGAAGTTAAAGCAGTATCTTTTGCTGGAGGGTCTGACCCTTTTCAAATTGGGGTCACTTCTACTGAATCTACATCAATTTCTTATGAGTTAGGAGCGTCTGCAAATGATTGGGCTTACACAGAAGATGGAAATAAATATAATTCTGGTTCTGGTGTTTCTTATGGTTCAACTTATACTTCAGGAGATATTGTTGGAATAGCAATGGATTTAGATAATTTAAAACTTTATTTTTCTAAAAATGGTACTTGGCAAAACTCAGGAGTTCCAACATCTGGTTCAACAGGTACAGGTGCTCTTGCACTAACTGCTGTTGCTAATACAGATTTAGGATTTTATTTTCCAGCAATAGCCGATTGGGATAATTCAGGTGGTTCTGTATTTGAAGTAAATTTTGGCAATCCTTCTTTTTCAATTTCTTCAGGCAATGCAGATGATAATGGGTATGGAAACTTTGAGTATGATGTACCAACAGGGTATTATGCTTTTTGTTCTAAAAATTTAGGGGAGTTTGGATAATGGCTTATACAACAATAGACGACCCATCAGCACATTTTCATGCACAGTTATATACAGGTAATGGCTCTAGTGGTTTATCAATAACTAATGATGCTAATGCTGGTAATATACAACCTGATTTGTTATGGATTAGACCAAGAAGTGGTTCAGACAATAATGTTTTTTTTGATAGTTCAAGAGGTGAAGATAAACAATTAAAAGGAAATGGTTCTGATGCAGAAGATACTCATAGTCCTGCAAGAATAACTTTTGAATCAGATGGTTTTGATTTAGATACAACAGATAGTAATTATAATGGAAGTGGTTCAACATATGTAGCTTGGCAATGGAAAGCTAATGGTGGAAGTACAACAACGAATGATGCTTCAGCAACAGGTGTAGGTAGTCAAGATTCAGTTTATCAAGCAAACACAACTGCAAGATTTTCAATAGTTACTTATGGCGAATTAGGTTCTGGTGGCACTATTGCGCATGGATTAGGAACAACTCCTCATTTAATTATTGTTAAATCAAGAGATGGAAGTCGTAATTGGTGTATATATCATCATAAAAATACATCAGCACCAGAAACAGATTTTTTTAGTCTTGACCAAAATGTAGCAACTCAAGATGCTACTGTTTGGAATGACACAGCACCTACATCAACAGTATTTAGTGTAAGTGGTGATGGAAAAGTTGGTACTGATGAAAAATATGTTGCATATTGTTTTGCGGAAGTCCAAGGTTATAGTAAATTTGGCATGTATAAAGGTAATAATAATACAGATGGAACATTTGTTTATCTTGGATTTAGACCTGAATTTATTATAATGAAAAAAACAAGTAACACAGCAAATTGGATTTCTAAAACAGGAAAAGTTGATGAATTAAATACACACCAAAAAATATCTTATCTTGATATAAGTAATGCAGAAAATACAGCACAAGATATGGATTTATTATCTAATGGATTTAAGCACAGGTCAACAGAAGGTGATGGCAATGGAGCTGAAACATATGTTTATATGGCTTGGGCTAGACATCCATTTGTATCTAGTGAAGGAGTTCCATGTACAGCAGTATAAAACCTTGCCCTGAATGTGGCTGTGATAATTGTATTTGTGATGAACAATGCGATTCGTGTGGAGCATAAATGGCTTCTCTTTCAGATAAAACAGAAATCGGATTACCACTTAAAAATCTTTTAGGTTTATTAGGAGCAGTAGCTACTGCTGTATGGGCATACTTTGGGATTATTGAAAGGTTAAATAATATTGAAACCAATGGAAAATTAATGATTACTGATGTTGAAAA